ACTGAAAACCCAAATGCTACCCCTACTAAGGATGAGTTTGTTTCCTGGTTCGGTTTGGGAGATGGCGGTGCTAGACCCGCTGATCCATTCGACCCAGTACCACCAACTCTAAATGATGGAGATTTATATCCTTATGGGATGGCATCAAATGCTATGATCAATGCTACGGACGCATCATCAGCAGACTATCATATTGTTTCACCTGGATACCCAACAGAAGGATATTACAAGAGCCCATTTGATTCAATTGAATTTGAAAGAGATGTACTCAATGATTCTAAGTGGCTAGTAATGAAAATTACAACAACTATTGGTATTGATGATGCCAATGGAAAACAACTAAGTGAAGCTGGTCTATTCTCTGCCGAATCGAGAGAAGGAGGATATTCTGGTCAGTTTAGCTTATTTGCAAGAGTTACATTCCCATCAATGGTCAAAACAATCGAGAGACGACTTGTATTTATTTGGTATTTGTACGTATAAAAAATAAAAAGAAAAGTGAAAGGATTTAAAATTTGATAGACCTGGAGAGAAAGGAGACACTGATATAGAGACTAAACTAATTTGGAGGAAAAAACGTTATGGCTAATATATCTCCGGGTGTATATACCAAGATTATTGACCTGTCTACATTTGTTCAAGTTGTACCTTCTACTATTGGGTTTATGTGTGGACTCACACGAAAAGGTAGAGATAATGAATTACTATTTATCGGTTCCAGATCTGAATTGATTTCAGAATTTGGCGAACCAAACATCACAGAGTTTGGAAAAAATTACGGACAAGGTCTTTACAACGCATACAACTTTTTGGGAGAATCTGGTTCGCTTTATTGGATCAGATGTTTACCAGACGATGCTGCATACTCAAACTTAAGAATTGATACACAGCTAGCAGCCGCTGACGCAACAACATCTCTTTCTATTACTTATGTTGCTGGTCTAAACACAAGCGCTGAAATTAAAACTCAACTTCAAACAGTAGGTGATACAAAACCCCTAGCATTCCTGTATCCAATAGGAAGGGGAGACTATTACAACGGAGTTGGTGTGAGGTTTACAGAACATTCAAATCCGACTGTTAGTGGGGTTTATGTACTTGATATTTATGAAAAGCAGTCAGATGGAGAGGATGTTATTATAGAATCCTTTGATGTTTCATTTGATCCTGATGCTATGGATAATGCTGGTGATTCATTGTTTATCGGATATGTTCTTTCCACATATTCATCTGTACTAAGAGCTGAAATGGAACTGGCAAGCGGAGAATGGTCTGATGGTTACAAACTTATAGTTAAGAATTATGATAAGGAAATTGGAACTACATCAGCTGTTCTAACTGCTGGTTCTGCAACAATTACAGATATTAAACAGGATTTCACTGACTGGCAAACAACTCCAGAAGTAGGAAATGCTAATTATGTTGTAGTTGCTAAAGATGCTAAAGGTAACGAAATTTGGGGCTGGTTAGGAGCCGCAAGTGGACTTGATGATGAAACTATTAATGTATTTCCGGATAGAGTTATTACTGCAGCTACTTCGGGATGGAATGGTAATACAACATCGTTTGATATAGATACAGCAATTACATATTTCGTACACGAATCATATGCAAGTGTTGCTACAGTATTCCAAAATGCTGAACCTGTACCTCTAAGAAAGGGTTCTGAAGGATCACTAAGAGAAGCGGATGGAACAGTAGATACTGTTGAAGCTGAACTTCTGTTACAGCAAGGATATGCTGGTCTGATTGATGATCAAATTCTAGATCCAGAAAGTATCTATTTTACTCTAGTATTTGATGCTGGTTACCCTACTGATGTTAAAACTGCAATCAGCACACTTTGTCAAACAAGACGTGACTGTGTTGGTATTATCGACAATGGAGATAATTCCACTGTATCTGCTTCACTAGCAACAAGAGATGCAAGTCACCCATATAATACTTACTTCGTTTCTATCTATGAAGAATATAATAAAGTATCTGATATTTTTACAGGACAGGATATTTGGTTCTCACCAATGTTCCATATGTCTTACTTACTACCAAGAAACGATAATGTTGCTGAAATTTGGTTTGCTGCTGCAGGATTCCAAAGAGGAGCAATTGATTCAATTAAAGAGTTACGATTTAATCCAAGACTCGGTCAAAGAGATCAGATGTATCTAAAACAATTAAATCCAATCGTGAAGTTCTCAGCTGGTTATGTAGTTTGGGGTCAATTGACATCTCAAGCTAAACCAAGTGCTCTTCAAGATTTAAATATTGTTCGTCTGGTTCTCTTCTGCAAGAGAGCTCTTGAACAGTTCTGTCGTTTCTTTATTTTTGAACAGAACGATCCAATTACATGGGGTCAAGTATCTGGAGCAATTGTTGACTTCCTTGAAGTAATTAAAAATAAGAGAGGTTTAGATAGTTATGCTGTAGAAGTTGGAGCAACAGACTATGAAAGAAAAACAAAAACTTTCCATGTTAATGTTACTCTACAACCAACAAGAGTAGTTGAAAAGATTGAACTAAACTTCTTCATCGTATAAAAGTTACCAAAAAAAGAGCTGGTCAGTTAATACCTGATCAGCTCTTTTCCGTTAGTCTAACTTACCGACCTTTTTGATTGTAGCATTTAGATCGTTTAAATAGTCCTGCATTTCAGCAACACTTTCCATGGCTTTATCTAAAATACCGTCCTGTTGAAGTTGTAAGAGATTTATAATAACGAATGACATTGGTCTTTCTCTATGCCCGCTATTGATTTCCCTATCTCTTTTAACATACCATCCAGCAACTGTTTTAAAATCAGTTCCTCTAGGTTTCCATGGTTTTTCAGTAGCTAAATTAATAACCAGTTTTAATTCATCATATATTTGAAGTAACATAAAAATTGTTGTTGCTGATATACTATAATTATCCCCAGTTGTAAATATAGATGAATACCTGATGGATTCAGCAACCAATTTCATTTGTTTTAAATCAACTGTATCAACGAATCCGGTCGATTCTCTGATTGATAAATAATGTTCAATATCAAAGAAGTTAGGAACCGCCACAAATTCAATAACTGTTGTAACTGTTCTACTGTCTGTCATAATTGTATCCCTTTCAAAACCCTGCTGGGCATTTAAATGGATTCGATTTGAGCGATTTCCTGTATCTTTTGAATGGGCTGGATTTTTTCCAAATAGTTTCGATAGTATTTTTCTTATCAATTTGGACCCCCGTATTAGAACTAGCAAAACTGCAAGGCATCATTTTCATTGATGGACTGATATAAGCAGACATCCTTGCGCCTTCACAAGTATCAAGAGTTAACTTATGTTTAGCTGATAAGTCTATTCTTCTTGCAATATGATTGACCAAGCAACTATCCATTCCGATCTTGAATTTCATATTAGGTTTAAATATCAATTCAGAAACTCTTTGAATGTCGAAACTAGATGGAGATAGTCCTGCTTGATTTGCTCCTTCTCCCTGAGGTTTAAATAATAAGAAAACCACAGCGTTCAGTCCTTTGATATTAACCGAACTTTTATTTTGATATAACCAGGGATTATGACTATGTAAGATCCGTATGGCTTTATCAATTGTTGCCTTCGATAAGACAATGTGAATATTAGTTTTAATCCCGGCAGTTATAAACATTTCTATGGCTCTGTATGTAAAATCAGATCCATAATCACTAACTGCAACAGCACCACATAATTCCGATGCTTCGAGTTGATCATAGGTTAGTCCAATTCCGCTAGTTGTATAATTCGGAACAACGCCATTGGATCTTGCATACTCAAGTATTTCTTTGAAATTCTCATGAAGATTGGGATCTCCACGCCCTCCCAATGCTACCTGATTTGTGTGATGTTTTACTTGGTCGATTATAGTTTTAAAATCTTCCAAACTCATATTCTTTTCTGATTTATGTCCTTGATAACAAAACTTGCACTTATTGTCGCAATGACCCATGATTCCAACATCACACATAAGAGGAAGGTCAGTAAAAAATGGATCGAGGTTCCCATTGCAACCCCTGAGAACCTCTATTCCATTATCTGCATCAAAATAAACTTCGTAAGTATCATTAATGAA